GAGATAGCGGCGGATAAAGCCTTCGGATATTTCGACGTTCCGGAGCTTGGTGAGAACGTACTTCCAGCGAGTTAACGAAGGGACTACAGGAGAGCGGTAGAACTCGCGGATGGCAAACTCACCATCTTCGAACCGCTTGATGTCGAGTTGTGGCACGCCAAGCTCAACAAAGATGTGGTGGTATTCGCTGCACATGTAAGAGAAAGGTTCGTTCATGCTTTCCCCAGCAAAGGAAACAGTTCCTCACTTGCCTTGATGGCAGACGTGTGGACGACTTCCTGAATCTCGGTCGCTGTCTTCTGTTGCGACTTCCCACACCCTTCAACCACGCGACCAATGTGATGCGCCTTGTAGGTCAACAGGGTGAGCTTTGGCACGGCGTCTGCGCGCACTTTGCGCCTACGGGGGCCTATAGTTTTGCCCCAAAGACCATCAACCTCTTCGGCAACGTCAATGGTTGACACTTTCGGTTGAGGTAAGGACTTGACTGCGAGTTTTTGCTTTAGGTCGGCAATTTCTGCTTGAAGAGCCGGAACAATTTCCAACGCGATGCGCTCACAGGCCAACAGGAACCGAAGGTAAGCGCGGCCAATGGCGTTCTGATAGGTGGCAACGACCATTTTGGAATCTTGAACGTTCAAAATGAACATCTCGACTGGACGCCCGCCTGTCTGGACTTTTGCGGTCTGAACCCAAAAAGCCTGATCTTCTTCGGAAATACGACGGATGCTGTCTTTTACGTCTCTGTGTTCGGCGCCTAGAGCCTTGGCAATCTCAACGCTCGTAAGACCTTCTTGTCCATTTAAGGCTTTTTGAGGTTGAGGCTTGACGAAATTTTGGACAACAGATGGAAGCATGGTGACTCTCCTCTCTCAGTGGAAGATTTCTCCTCCACCCTCGGCCGAGAGAGAAGAGCTGACCAACACCCTATCAGAACCTAAAATCCTTGACAAACTTAGGCTTCTTGATGCGGGCCGTAATCATGGACTCCATGACGTTGTACCACTCGCCCTCTTTTTGTTGCCATTCAGGGCTAGGATTCCCTACAGCCATCACGAGAAGAGACGCTGTGCGGTAAATCAAATACCACTCAAGCGCGTTGGTAAACTGCGTGGGAAGGGTGTCTGTGCCTGTGGTCAAAGCCGCGGGGAACTTCGTTACCTTGAGCTGGAGATAGTTCGTCCCGACGATGGATGGCACCGGGTTGAACACGATGCTTCCGCCAATGAGCTCGTACCGCCAAGGAAAGGCGACTTGCACGTCCGTAGGAAGCCACGCTTCGTCAACGGCTTCGATAGGGCGCAAAGGGATATACACATCTCCCGAAAGATATCGCACTTCTCGCACGAGAGCGGTGCCGCTTGGGAGTGCGTAGGAAGCTGTTGCCGCCGTTGTCGTAATGTAGGTGAGCTCTTGAAACCACCCTTCTCCCATCTCGTGCATGGCTCTAGCTGCGATGTAATCCATCGACTCGTTGATGCCCTGTTCGAGCTTCGAGTCGGTGTAAAACCCTTGGTAGCTGGTTTCTTTTTGAAGAATATTGAGAATCTTGGTCTTAAGAGAGGCGAGAGAGAGCGCCACGTCGGAGAGCCTCCATTTTGGACGCATTGTCCGAGGCCTTGAGAACCTTCGGCGCGTCGGCTTCGTGATGTTTGAACCCACGGACAAGGTACCGTAGTGCCGCCTCTCCGTCATAGTGCCCATAGTTGCAGTTTTTGTAGTCTATCTCGCCTTCCTTCTTCGGGTCCCACTGCGCCTTGTTGAGGTCCCGAATCAGGTACTCACATCTCGGGTGGATGTAGAGCATGTTATTCTTAAGCAGAGTCTTTATCTCAAGCCTATTGCCGTAAACGTTGAGCTTATCGACAGGGGTCACGAGGATGCCTTGAATCTCAAGCTCCTTGTTCGACCGAGGGTCATGGTCGGCAACACCAGCAACAAAGCGAAGCTGCCATTGGCCCATCTTCTGACGAATTTTCGATTGTATTTCGTCGAGAAGCATTTCTGTTCCGTAAATCTCATCAAAGACGCACACTCGGCCATCGAGCACATATCCAAACAAAACACACGTTGCAGAGGGGTTGTAACCCCAGTCAATGGCGAAGAACGTGCGCTGCCAGTGTTGCGGAGGAGGCATCTCTGCCCAGACCATGTGCGGCATAAACTCGGGGTACGCGCGGCCTTGGAATGAGACAAACTGGCATTCGTATTCCTGCAAGAACTCCAAGTCTGGCATGGTGTTTTTGAGGAATTCGTACTCTTCTTTGGTTCGAAACCCCATTTCAACAAGCTTCGAAAGAGGGAACACAAGACGCTTGTAGCCCGTCCCTGGGTTGTCTTCGTCTGGCAAAGGGTATTGCTCTGTGTCTTCCCACATCTCCTTCCAGCCATTGGAGCCGTTTGGCGTGCTCTCAAGGAAGGAATACCCACGGGTGGCACGAAGGGTAGGACGCAGAATCTTGTGGTTCACGTCATGGACAGTCACGCCCATATCGAACTCGGAAAACGCGACTTCCGCCCAGTTGATAAGGTGATAAGTGCCGCCTCGAAGCTTGTCAGGGCGCTTGTCCACAGAGTCTATGAACATGACGTTTGTAGGCATGTTCTTGTTGACAATGATTTCTGTGTTTACTTGGAAGTCTTCTGGCTCGAAGATGCGAGAGAACTTCTCCCTTGTCATCTTCTTTGCTGCCTCTTTGCTCTTTGTGAGAAAGATGGCCTGCCTTGTCTCGTGCGTGTTCGCGATGCAATGCCTATCAATACGAACGCCAAGCTCTGTCTTTCCCTCTTGGCGAGGGAGCATGAGCATGACGTGTTTGTAATGGAAGAACGCAGACGCGACGAGAGACTGGATAGGCCGAAGGTCCCAAGGGGAAATCATCTGCGCCCTGGAAGCCTACGGCTCTGCATAAATTGCTCTGCAAGAATCTGTTGGCGGAGGTTCGCGGCAATCTCAGCCCGAGACTGCGGGTCGAGGTTGTGCTTGATTTGCTGAAACTCTGACCATGCCGCGTTGAGAGTCTGCATTGTCACTGGCGTGTTGTCGTCGATTTGCTTGGCCATAGCTTGACGCGCGGTCGGCGGGATGATGCCCGTGATGTGGTGCTGAACGATTCGGCGAAGCTTGCTTGGGTCCCTGCGAATCTCTTCCCACTTGCCAGGAAGTTTTGCTTTGAGAGCCTGGATGTCGGCTGCGATGTTGGCAGCGACGGCGCGATGAAGGTTCGTCTTCGGCTCACCATAGACGCTTGTGAGCTCTTCGATGATGGCGTCGTCAATCTGGGAAAAAGCACGCTCGTCGTTCTGAACCTGCGGGTCCTGGATTTCCTGCGTCTTGTTACGAAGCTCTTGCACAAGCTCCATAAGCTGCCGCTGCTGCTCTTGGCTCTTCTTAAGCTCCCGAGCCAGGGTCGCTGTCATCGGGTGGCTCTTGCCCTCCTTCTCGAGCTCCAGGAGCATAGGAAGGAGGCCTTGCTCGTACCAATCCTGCTCTTGCGGTTCGTTGGATTCGCCTGTCACCGCTTGCTTGATGCCACCCAGCACGCCCGCAAGGCTTTGCGAGCGCTGGTCAGCCTGCGAGGCGCGCGCGTTTGCTTGCTGAATCTCACCTTGGAGCTGCCTAAGAAGCTCGGCAGTGTCCATGTCGCCGCCTTGCGACTGTCCGCGCCCGCCTCCACCGCCTTGAGTGAAAGGAGACGCAACAGGTCCTCCGCCGCCTCCGCCATCTGCGTTCATAAGCGGAGAAGGAAGGGATACGTTCATGCTCTACCTCAGTCTGGGGTTGTGCGCCCCGGACCTTCAAAGGACCGAAGCGTAACGGGCTATTGCTTTTGCTCTGCCGCCCATGGTAGCTGCTCCGCCCAAAGCTTTCAAATCGCGCATAGCTTCTTTGAAGAAGAAACCTGGAGACTCGGCGCCCGCGCTCTTGAGTGCTGCTTTAAAGACAGTGCGTGGCTGTTGCGCTGGAAGGCTCATGCCAGCAGCTTCGACAAACAGAGAGCCTTTCGGCTTTGCTGTCTTCGCGCCATAAGCGATTGCGCCTTGCGCAGTGCGATTCATTTCGTTTGCGTCGTCGTCCATGAACTTGTCAGGGTTGAGTCCTTGGCGAGAAGCCAAGTCGCGTACCTGGAGTTGCTTAAGGGAACGGTCAAGCTTGATGTCATCCGAGCTAATAAAACGGTCTACAAGCGCGTCACCAAGCTTGTTCGCGCTATAGAGCTTCATCGCGTAGGCGATGGCGCGCTCGTTCTCGCTTGAGGGAGTAAGGAACCACTCAATCATTACATCCCCTCCATCATCTTCTGACGAAGCATCCGCTCTTTCTGCTCTCTGCTGAGATTGCGAATGAAATCCATTTGCATTCCTTCGTCAGAGCCTTGATAAGCGCCAATAGCTGCCCCACCAGCTCCAACAGAGGCCATCGGCGCGGCAACGCCTTTCATGTTCTTTATACCGCGAGAAATGAGGCCTCCTCCAAGCTTGCTTGCAACAACGTTGCGAACAGAAGGAATAGCCATCAAAGAGCCTAGAGCAGCCCCAGACAAACCGCCCGCAATAGCTCCACCAGCGCCAAGCCTTTTTGTATAACCAGAACCATCTTCTTCAGAGGGAGAGCCCAGCGCCTTAAGCCCAATAGCTCCGGACAAACCCGCAAGACCGCCAGACAGAGCAGAACCGATGGCTGCTGCTTTTCCTGCCGCTCGAAGGGTAGGAGCGCCGCCAAGCAAAGAGCCGACACCGCCAATAAGACCGCCAGAAACTCCGCCGGACGCTATTAGTTTAAGAAGCTCTTTGTCGTTCTCATCCATTGACTTCTCTCTTTGCTATTTTGCGCAAGTCATTACCAAAAAATGGATATCCGCGCTCCAGAAGCATTTCGTCGAGATGGTCTTTTGCCCCTGGCATAAGGGCTTGCATAATAATCGGGTCAGGTTTTTTTTCTGCTTCTCTTGCTTTTTTGTTTCTGTAGCTATTCATGATACCAGCCCCGCCAACAACTCCGGCGGACGCACCACCAAGAGCGGACAAAAGCTTTGGATTACTTTTCAATGCTTTCAAGAGAGCATTCATAAATCACCCAATTCCGAGCCTTTTCAAAAGGCCGTCTTCGTCTTCTTCGTCGCCTTCTTCGTCACCCATGGCTTCTGAAAGACCATAGCCAGCGCCAAGGGCGCCAGCGCCAATGGCGCCCGCTCCGCCTTTGTTGGCAGAAAGGAGCTGTTTTATTGCCCCCATCTTGCCGCCTTGGCCCATAACAGCGCCATTTCCACCCATGGCAATCTCTTTCCCGCCTTTTGCGATGTTTCCGACTTCAGACGCAAGGGTTTTTCCCCTCCCTCCAGCCGCAAGCAGTGCCTTCATAAGTGCGTTCATATTAATCCTCTTTTCTCATTCCAACTTGGCCAAGCGAAGAGCCTATTGCAGCCCCAAAAGGGAGCGCGGCTGTAGCGTTTTTCATTCTTGCGCCTGGAGTTTTTCCAAGCTTTGCGAGAAGAGCTGGGTTTTTCTTTAAAGCGAGCATAAGTGCTGTCGCTCCTGCGCCTGCCCCTAGGGTTCCACCAAGAGAGCCAAGCCCCGCACCCATGGCCTGGCCTGCGCCTTCGCCCTCGGGTGCAAACGCGCCAGCACCTAGCGCGCCGCCCGCAGCGTCCCCCGCTGCGCCGCCACCTATCGCGCCCAGAAGAGCCATAAGAGCAGCCTTTTTTGGGTCGCCCTTTTTCATCCCAAGTTTAGCACCGGTCAGGGCTCCGCCGACGGCACCGACTCCGCGCCCGACCATGGAGCCCCCAGCCCCACCCAATAAAGACCCTAAATAGTTTTTTTCTTCTTTCATTTTATACCCTAATCAGCGAGGTAATTTGCCGCGCCAGCCCCAGCGCCACTGCCGAGCATTGAGCCCGCAAGCGCGGCCAGAAGTTTCTTCCGCAAATCTGGGCTGCTTTTTGCCAAAACAGAAGCAAGAGCGCCGCCGCCAGCACCTCCGGCTAGAGCTCCAAACCCAGAAGCTACGCCTTTTTTGAGGCCTTGCCCTTCTTTGGCTTTCATTGCTCCGGCTGTGCCTGCGCCAATACCGCCGAAACCAGTGCCCCAAAGAGCCGCGTTTAATGCTTCGTCTTCTCTACGACCCACGATTCATTCTCCTTGGTCCTGGATGGTACTCCCCCTCCCGCCCTATGCGAGCGCGAAGGAACTTGTTTCGAATGTCTTGCGCACGAGGAATCTCTTCAGTGTCGCTTACGCCTTCGCCAGCATGATAGAGGGGGTCAACTTCCTGTTGAAGCAAAGCCACCCACTCTTCCTTTGTGAGCTTCTTGAGCTTTGTTTCCGCCTCTTTCATTGCCTCACGCATCGCCACCGAAAAGCTCCTCCATCGTTGGGGGTTTGCTGCCCTTCTGAGCCTTGAACCGCTTCACCATCTTGTCCCAGCCACCCTTCTTGTTGGCTTCTCGGCGAATGGCGACATAGTAGTCGTCTTCCGGGGAGCCTTCAGGAGAGACCGCAGAAGCCATCTGCTCACGAAGAGTAACAGGAAGGCCGCCCCCGATGTTGTTCACAACGGAGGCGCCTGCCTGTTCCCTCTCAAGCTCACGAAGGATGCGACGGCGAGCGGCTGCGACCAATTCATCATCCATGGGATTCATCGCCACGCTCGCACTCCTTAGATGTTCGCGGTTCCGGTCGCGAGATTCGAAATCTTACCGATAGCAGCGCGCTTGTAGCACACGGTGTTCATCCACGCGCGGTAGAAGCCTTGGTCAGCATCGAAGCCAATGCGCTTGCGGAACTCAGAGCCGTCTTCGTCTGCGATGGTGGGGCCATCGTAAAGGTCAGACGCGAGGCAGAGCATTTCGTCGTTCCAGAAGAGAATTTCGTCGAGGTCCGCATCGCGGTCTTCGAGGATGCGGCCTTCTGTTGGCTTCTCGTTCTTCTCGTCTTCGCCCATCTTGAGAGGGTTGAACGAAAGATTCGTTGCGCCGGTCTCGAAGGAGGCCGAAGCGAAGCGACGTTGGTTGAGGAAGTTGGCAAGGTACAAACGCTTCTGATTCGAGCGGATGACAATCTTGTTTGGATAATCACCCGTGATGTCGTACATGAGGTCGTACTGTTGCTGCATGAGCGTTTCGGTGATGTTCCCGCCGCCAGCGTTCTGGTTCGTTGCGCGCCACCAAGCGTAGTTGGCAGGGTCAAGCGAGCCGTAAGCGCTGGAGTTGTCTGTGATGCGCTTGAAGCCTGCGAGGAAGCGACCGTCGGAGGGCTCGCCAGCGTCAAGCGAGCCGATGACGACAAGAACGTCACCAGAAGTCGCCGTAGCAGGGACAACGCCCGTGCCGAAGCTCGATTTGATGAAAGGCGTCTTCGAAATACGGTCAACGCCCTTGAAATCGATTTGGATTGTGCCCTTCTTGGTCGTAAGACCGGAGTCGTACCAATCAAACTTCATGCCAGGACGGATGCGCGTCGAGGTCAGAACAGTGAACGAGCCTGCGCCCGGGGTCGCGGTGTCGACTGTGGCGATGTAGCCGCGTCCGTTGCTGTAGAGAGCGTGCGAGAGGCCAGCGTTCATCGAAATGAGCGTGCCCTTCACGTAGTCGTCCATGTAACGACCGCCCACGCGGCCATCCTTGTGACCGCGGGTAGCAGCGAACCATGTCATTTCCATGGTCGCGTAGTGAAGCTTGGGGCTCCACTGGCAGAAGATTTCCGCAGGGTAGTCAGCCTGGGGAAGCGCTTCGTTGTCGTTCTTGGCGCCAAATGCTTCGTTGTACTGGAACTGCACGGAGACGTTGAAACGCTTGCCGTCAAATTCGACTTCACCTTCGCGCGCCTTGCGGACGAACTTGAAGAGGGATGCGGCTGTGCGCTCTTGGTAATATTTGTCATCCGCGTAAAGTTCTTTGACTCCACCGTATGCGTCGACGTCCGAACCGATAGCTCCTGCCATTGTATGGCCTCCTGTGTTGGCTTATGTTTTCAGCATGAGCAATCACAACGGCCATAATCAAGGGTCTGGGTCGGGACAGAAGACGATTTTCGACTATGCCGCTGAGGGCACGACGTACGACTCTCTTCCCGAGGAGAGCAGGAAAGACGTTCTCAGAGCGGACAAAGACAAAGATGCCCGGGATGCGTTGGCCGAGATTCGAGCCGACCAGCTTTTCGCCGAGGCTGCCAGCGTGCTTGTGGAGCTCATGGGCTCAGACAACGAGAAGGTGCGCCTTGGGGCAGCTTGCGAAGTGTTTAGGCTTCGGGCCGTGACCCTCAAAGGAAACAAAAAGAGGCAGTCTGCTGAAACCGTGGCAAAGGCTATCAACGACGGCTTCAAGTTCCGGTAGGGAACTGAATGCTAGAAGAAGGCGTCTTGCTCACTACGGCGTCCTGGCCGATTGCAAGCAGAGCCTCTGCCATCTGGCCTGATTCAAACCAGTGAAGGAATCTTGCGGCCACCTTCGACTTGAGCTCGTCAAGAATGTCGTGGGTCGTGCGGTCGTCCGCCACACGAAGCCTTGCAGCTTCTGCGACTTGATGCTGAATCCGCGCGGCAGTGTCATCGACGTCTGTCCGCAGGGTGTTGACCATAGAGGCGAGGGCTACGGGAAGGCTCATTGGCACTCCCCTAACGCACTAGAGATGTATTTCAACACCCTGCCAAGACGTTCGCCCTCTAAAGGCTTTGTCTTCGACTGTTCTAGTGCAGCTCGAATCTCTCTAAGAGCCTGAAAAAGCTCCCCTCGGCTTTTGCTCAAAAAGCTGTTTCTTTTATTTGATTCTTCTAGCTGAGATAGCAAATAATTTACTCTTTCTCCAAGTTTCTTCACATACGCTTCTTCATCAAGGTCCTTTATCTTGGCGTCTACGGGTATCTTTATCTTCTTTCCGTCCCTGAGTGCGCCATCTATTCTGTCGTTTCTAAGGTACCAATCGACCATGGTCCTAGAAATTCCCATCTTCTTTGCAAACTGAGCGCTGTTTACATATTCTTGAACGCTCATTGCGTCACCTCTTGTGCAGGAGGCTCTGCGAAGAACGTCTGGCCATGGGATTCACACCACACCTGCGGCCTGACACACTGGACCCCGACGCGCATGACGTCACCCACGAGGGTTTGCACAACCGTCACAGCCACAAGGTCGTTCTCAATAAGCTTCTTCGCCAGAAGGAACGCGGCACGCTCTTTAAGCCTTCGCCTTTCGTTGATGTTCCACTTGTCCTTCTGCTGAATAGCCGTATCCACTTCTGTTACGACAGTGTTTTCGCCGAACCACTGCGCAAGAGCCTTCATTTCATCCATGAGCTGCCTCGATGATGCTTGAGTATCGAAGCCTTTTGATTATCCCATCTCGACGGTGCCATTCAATGGAAATAGAGCGAAAGTCAGACTCGTTGAGGTCCCATCGCCTTGCATAGAGCTTGAGATGCTGCCCCATCCGCTCTCCGCGCTTCCTTGCCTCGCTTGCGTTGTCCTCAGGAACTTCAAAGTCCTTCTGACACGCAGAGGCAAGGCCAGACGCGAATTCGAAGACAAACGCATAGGAATACGGGGGGTCGGGAAATGGAAAGACTGGCGTGCGCGGACGGTTGAAAACGATGCGATAGCCAAACTCGTTAGTGGAGAAGCTCATCCTCGTTCATTTCCTCCACACGTTCGGCTATGGCTTGCTGCACAATGGACAGACTTTCGTAACCCTGACGAATGCGGATGCGCAAACAGGGCTCTTCAGCCGCCCTGGACTCCCATCGCATCAACGCATCTTCGACGACACCGACAATTTTCCACAGCTCGTCAAGGGGAACTTTGCGGTACGCGGCCTTCAGAGTCTCTACGTCCATGCGTGTAGTCCTCAAGATGTGCCTTCACATCATCCAAGGAGCGCGCGACGAAGGCAAGACCTCCGCTCTTGTTGACTTGGGCAATAAACGCGTCCTGGTCTTGAGATGTCTTGCCTTTGGCGCTTTTGACTTCAATAGCCAAAAAGCGCCCGTCGGGCAAAACGCCCAGAATGTCGCAAACACCCTTCTTACTGTTTGACGCTCTATAACGACCTTTCGCTGCGTCGTATACGCCAACTGTGTTCTGTCTCCAGACAAAAAACCTCTTTGTCTGAAGCCAAGCAATGATAAGATGCTGAATATCGGCTTCAGATAAGCTTTTTAAGCTAAGATTGTCACTCGCCAAAAATCACCTTCTTTCGTGGCTTGTATTTTGCTCACGTCATATTGAAGGCGTTTTCGTTTCATGTCTATCTTCTGCTGAACGTAGGCGTTGTCCACTTTGTGAACAATAAATTCAACAACAGGCTTTTCAAACTCTTCGACAAAGTAAGAGACGACTGTCATGCTTCTCCCAGAGTTTGACACCCTGTCTTCAAACTCGACGCGAAGAACCTTGTGCTCTCCAGGAAGCGGCTGCTGAAGAGATTCTGCTGAAGTAATATCGTCTGTATGAGAGATGATAACCTCGCCGCATACATAACAACTTCGAGCCGCAGAAGGTAGAACAGCGCGGCACTTTTCACACTCTTTTGTTCCGCCTCCGCCGGATATTTTCATAAGCGCCGGGTCAATACCCATGGCGATGTATTCTTCATCAGTAAACTTTTTACGGCTTCTTTTTTCTTTTGGCTCTTTGGGATTTTCCGGCGTCCCAAGTCGCTCAAAGTTTCCTGCGCAATCAATCATAAGAGCATTTTCTTTGCCTGGGTAAAGACGAAGAGCTCTCCCTGCCATTTGAACAAACAAAGACAAAGATTGTGTCGCCCTTAAGAACAGAAGACAATCAACGCGAGGAACATCGACGCCCGTAGTAAGAACGGCGACGTTAGCAATGTATTGATAAATTCCTGCCTTGGCATCACGCAGAATCTGCGCTCTTTCTTTGGCATCAGTTTCCTCTGTTAAAACCGCGCCGAAATAGCGCCTTTCTCCCATCATTTCATGCACAAGTTTTGCATGTTCTATTGAGCAGCAAAATATGAGCGTGAGATTTCTATCAGAAGCAAGCCTTTCCCATTGGTCCAGGCATTTGCTCACTGTTTCTCGGGATGATGATGCTTTTTCAAGCTCTTTTTGGTTAAAATCTCCCGCCGTGACTCGCACAGAAGAAGTATCAATAATTTGCTCTGAGCTTGGAAGAATGTATGGCGTTAGCATTCCTTGCTTAAAAAGCACGTTCATATCGACGTGAGCCGCACAATACTCCCAAAACTTATCAGGGCCAAAGATGCGCCCGTTTCCAAGCCTCCAAGGCGTTCCCGTAAGCCCTACCACGTACCTCGGCGCAAGCGTGTCGATGATTTTCCTGTAAACAGTTTTCTCATTCTCTGAGACAAGGTGACATTCATCAACAATGACAACTGACCTAGGGCCGCAAACCATTGGGTCGCGCCCAAGAGAGTCCCTGGAGGCATGAACAACCGACACAGACGACTCTCGCTTACCAAGACCTGCGCAGTAAATACCAGAGGACGCTACGCCGTTTTGAACACACCGCTCGTGGTTTTGCATGAGAATATCCGATGTGTGACAAAGCACGAGAATGCGAGCGTTTTGGTCTCTCGCAAGAAGCCTTCTGGAAATCTCGGCCAAGATAACTGACTTCCCGCTTGAGGTAGGAAGCCATCCAATCACGCGCCTATGTTTCGTAAGACCTTTCGCAAGGTCGTTGACTGCTTTTTCTTGATAGTCACGAAGTTTTAGCATCTGAGATGACTTTGCACAGCTTTGCGATAACGGCAACGGAGTCAAAATCCCTCTCTTTAAAGCACTCATCTATCGCCATGCAAAGATGATGAAGGGTTACTGTTTTCCCACTGTCCGTCATGCCTGATGCGTCGAAGGATTCCCGCCTCTCGCGCTTTTTCGACTCTGTTACTTGCTGCACGCATTCTTCTTGTGAGTTCATCAAAATGGCACGTCTCCATCTTCGCTTGTTGCAGCGCTTGTTTGACCATTTCCTCGCCCGCTTCCCAGCCCCTCCTCAATTCCTCCCCATGGAAACATTTTGACTGTTTGTTTGTCTCCACGGTGCTGGCCTTTCAGGTTGAAAAACATAGCAGCTTCGTTTTTGTCTTCTCCGGTATCGCTTCTTTTGACAATTTTAAGGTTGGCAATCACTTCTGTGTCTTGAAGCGCTTCTGATATCTCGGTGGCGGAATTGTAAGGGCGGCCGTTCTTACCTGCGGCAAAAAGCAGGTCTGCCAACTGCCGCCGACCAATCTTTTTTGCCATCTCGTTTAAGTTGTCCCAAGTGAAATAAAGGAACACCTTGCGTCCATCGTATTTGTTTCCGGCTTGCGGCTCGTGCTCTATAACCTGAAGAACCACTTGCACGCCAACGCTGTTCACGTTTTTAAAGTTTTGTTTAGCTTCAACAACAAGGCACCTGTATGCGCCTTTTGGTAAAACCATGCTGCCGGTACTGGCTTCTTCTTCATCAGGGTTCCAGCTCATTTCATTCGCTCCCATAATGTTCCATCAGGATTTTCAACACAGATTTCAAGACCAAACCTGTTACCGGCGACGAATCCGGCGCGTTCTTGGCAATAAACTTCTCTATCTCCTGAAGAGATACCAACAGAACGCTTGCCGTTTTCGCCTTTCTTTATGCGTGTTTTCCATCGGTAATACAACACAGCATCGGTAGCGGATACGATAGAAGAGGATGCGTTTTTTGTCACATCAACTTCAATTCTGTCGTACGGGTCCACCATTGGGTCATTTGTAGGCTTTATGCGTTGATGACCGATAAGAATGACGTTCTTTCCTGCGTTTCGCATTGATTCGCACACGCCAAGAAAGTTGTTCCACATTCCTGTGAGGGCGCCATAGCCTTTTCCGTACCCAGCATCTTCCAGAGTTTTCCAGTTGTTTTCTCTCAAAAGATGCGCGGTAAAAACTCGCTCTACCGCTGTCACAGAATCGATAACACAGGTCTTAAAATCAGGAGATTTATAAATCTCCCGTACGCCATGCATAAGCTTGTCGTACGAATCGATATTCCCTTCTACGCGAGCAACATCAAACTGAAAAGAGCCGCTTTCAACATCCAGAAACACAGGCTCTGGAGCTAGTGAGGCAAGGTGCGTCTTTCCAATCTTTGGAACACCGTACAGCATCACAAAGAATGGGCGCGAAAGTTTTCCTTTTGAAATCATCGGTTCCGTCCATCGTCATCGTTTATCGTCATCGTTCGTCAATACTTGCAAATCTGTAGTTCTTTCTTTTCCGATAGTCAAGCAGGTTTGCAAAACCAACCCCGGCATGCTCTAATCATCGAACTTTTCACAACAAAAAACCCATACGTGGCGCGTATGGGCTTAGATATCTCAAGGATGTCATGAACATAGCAGAAATTGCAGAATCGTCAAGCGGTTTGGTTCGTGAATTGTACCGAGAAGCGTTGGGAAACAATCTGCCTTATCCGGAATTTGCAATGGCGTGCGCGTTGCATTGTGTCGGCGGGGTTGCAGCGCGTGCGTACGTTTGGCCTACAGCAACAGCGCCAACATTCTACAGCTTTATTGTAGGAGAGCCGGGCGCAGGAAAGAATGGCTATCTTAAGTTCGTCGAGTCGTACCTTTGTGCGGTTGAAGAAAAGTACGTCATCGGCAGGCTTGTCTCGCGCGTGGGAACAGTTGCGGAGCTTTCAAGATGGCCATGCCGCACATCTATAGAGGACGAAATCGGCAACTCCTGGCTTGAGACCTACGCTCCCAGAGCCTCCGAGGCGAAGCGCGAGATTCAAGACCTCCTGCTCACTCTCTATGGCGAAAACAAAAGTCTCGCAGGCACGGCAAACAAGAAGGTCGAAGACCAAATCAAACGCGTCTACTGGCCACGGTTCAGCATCTTTGGAGCGACCACGCGTTCAGCCACACAAGAACTTACGCAGACCAAAGCCTTCGAGAGAAGCGGCATGCTCTCTCGCTTGCTTGTCTGGGAAGCGGAGAAGACCATTCTTCCAAGAGAAGCGCCCACGCGCTGGGAGATGAGCGAGAGGAACCTGGACGCTCTCAGGCGCATCGCCAGGGCAGGGTTTAATGCCCTAGACGTTGAAACCGGCGGGGCCGAGATGAAGAAGTCACCCTCTGCGGAGGTGAGGCTGTCCCATGAGGCTAAGGACGCGCTTTTAGGCTGGCTGCGAGCCTCTTCAGACAAGCGCGCCGCTCTGTCTCCAGAGGACAGCGAGGTCTTTGGGCAGGTCTATTCTCGCGCCACAGACAACGCCTATCGCTTTGCCTACGCCCACTGCGCAGGTCGGGAGTCTATAGAGGTGTCTGAGGCCGATGCTGCATTCGGCATAGCGTTGGCCCATTACCACCTCGAGGCCACGCTGGCGCGTATGGGGAGGCTCTCTGAGGAGCAGGAGCTGATGGATCTCGTTCTGTCATGGCTGAAGAAGCATGGGGCTATGAGCGTTCGTTCGATTGCTCGAAATGCAGACAGAAAGCTCAGACACGCGGGCAGCGCTAGAATTAGGGCTTTGCTCGAAGAACTAGCAAATTCCGGTCTCGTGAAACGGGAAAAAGCGACTGGGGAGAAGACAGCCGAGACGTGGGCTCCTGTGGGTGGCGCCATCCGAAGGCTTCAGGTTGCCAGGGTTGCGAAGGAGGATAAACCCGTGTAAAACATGAACATGTTTCTTTCTCCGGTTCTGTTCTGGTCGCCAAGTTGGCGACAAATTGGCGACCTTTTGGCGACAAATTTCAGAGCGAACCGACTGGAAGGATTCATAAAATAGAGCGTGTCGCCAAAGTCGCCACGTTTGTAGAGAGTCAGGGTCTAAAACGTATATATATTATACGTTTTAGACCCTTGCGTCTTTTTACAGGCAAAAAGCATGCCTGTGAGACCATGGAAACTAAAAAACTAGGTTCTTAACCGGCGACTTGGCGACAAGGCCTTAGTTGTTGTTCTCTCCGTAAGCTGCACCCCGTCTCCACCCGGTCGCCACCTCATTTTATAGCAAACTTATTAATTTAATAATACATGATAGTTACATACGTTTTGCTTGTCGCCAACTTGTCGCCAAACACTTGCGACCGCACACCGCCCTCAATAGCCCTTGCGTGGTCTTTAGGCATGGGTTACGGATTCGATACCTATCAAACGGTGTCGTAAGTACGGTTACGTTGAACATGTAAAAGAGAACGGCAAGATGAACCGCACAACCAGACAAAAGATAATCGCTTGGCTAAACGTTTTTCACGCAGGGCATCCTATCCCTGCTCATGGTCGCCCTCGGGAGATGCTTTCCGCCGTCCCTCAAGAAGCTCTGGAGACAGAGATCGAAGCCATGCTCGCGGAAGGCCTCCTGCGCGTCCGTGAGAGCGATGGGCGGGTAACCCTAGCCTCTCTCCCTCTCAAGCAGCTCCCTGAGCCCGCAGGGCGCATTTCAAGGAGGGCGGCCGATGTTCGCCTGGGTGTATGAGGTCCTAATAGCCCCCGAAGGCAAGCCCAAGATTCTCTGCAAGCTCGGGTTCCGTTGGGCCGAGGTTTTAGCCTTCGAAAGCTTCAAGAGCGACCCGGAAGGCGTGCTGCACGTCACGCTCTCAAGCGGTCGGCAGGCTGTTATTATGACGAGCCAAAAAGACTTCATCGAACATATGCACGAAAATAAGCCATTGCTGCTTGCGAGGGTTGGAAATGAAACTTGAAGGCAATTACGTGCCTCTTGCGGAGGCTGCGCGCTCTCTTGGAGTGACTGCCGTTCGTTTACGCCAACTGTGCCAGCAAAATAGAATTGTTGGCGCCATGAAGATGTCTGAAACGTGGTTTATTCCTAAACCATTTAAGATTCTTATGGAAAAGAAAGACAAAAACAGACAGAAAAAACTCCGCATGAAAGCCTCTTGACTATTTTTATCGATATGAATACAGATACGCCATCACTCAGTCACGAGTGACAACCTCCTGGCGGAGAATGAAGAGATGCCTACATACAGAATTGAATCAATCGACAATGAGTCCCTCCCATACGGAAACCAAGACATTGCAGCGCACACTATTGAAGACGCCGTTCTGCGAGCAATAGGAGACACTGTTTCCGTAAAACATAGCGAATCTGGCTGGGATATTATTGAGGATGATAAAATCATCGCGAGGGCGTTTTTGATTCTTTAACTCCGCCAGGGAGCGGCCCACCATTCGACTCGCTTTTTGGGAGGGGTTGTTTGGTGGGTTGGCCCTCCTTTGAAAGATTGAGACAAATGAATACTGAGCTTCTTCGCGCATTGCGCGCTAAACTTGTTTTGCAACTTGCCGCTGTCGACACCCTTCTTTCGGAAGATATTGCTGTCTCTCAGTCAGCAGAGACGCCAAGCTTTATAAAGAAAGCAAAAAGATTACAAGACGGCAAAACAATGAGAGTGTTTGTCACCAAGTTTATTGGCGAGACAATCAAAACAAACCGTGAAATATTTGCAGAGATTCAAGAGAAAACAGGGCGAGATGCCCAAACGGCGCAAAGAACAGGAAGTTCTTTCCTCTCCAGGAATAACGACCTGTTCTTTAGCAAAGGAAACGGGCGCTGGGGCTTAACTCCGAAGGGGATTGCCATTTTTAGAAGGATGAAGTGAACACATGCGAGAAGTTCTCTGTGGGCAAGGAAAGTTCACACTCGACGAGGATGATGACGTTGTGACACAATACGACCATGAAGGTCGGGTTGTGGGAATCTTCAAGGCCACGGACACGCCCACGTTGCGGCAGTGGATAATCGAAAAGACACCCGTTCCTACGGGTAGACCTCTCGGGGTTGAGCCTAGGGAAAAGAAGTATTGCACTCCAAGATTTAAGTCATAACTCCACGGTGGAGAGGGCCCGCACACTTGCTCGGAATGGCTGATGTGCGGGTTTCTTTTGAATAAGGGAACACATAAATGAGCAACCGATTCAGTTACGTGCGTTACGATATTCATTCTGCAAGCAAGCAAGCTATGTTTAAGAACGCTTTCGAGGCGCTTGAAGCTCTCGGCGAAGCTGAGTTGGACTCGACTCGTCATAAGGCTCTCTTCATGACGAAGCTCGAAGAGGCTTATGCGTGCACAGGAAGGGCCATACGCGACGACCAAATTGCGCGAACTGGCAAGGTCGACGAACAGCCGGAAAGGAATGCCGAGTGAAGACAAATAAAGCCGGATTCGACCTCATCAAGGAATTTGAGGGGTATCACAAAGCGCTTCCAAACGGAGACGCCGAGGCCTACATTGACCCCGTGGGCATTTGGACAATCGGCTGGGGCTCTATCATGCTCAACGGTCGTCCTGTGCGACGTGGTGACGTCATCTCTCGAAAGCTGGCGGATGAACTTCTTGAAGCGGAAGTCGCAGGGTTCGAGAAAGACGTTGAGCGACTCGTCAAGGTTGAGCTGAACGAGAATCAACACGCGGCACTTGTGTCTCTCTGCTATAATATTGGCGCTGGCGCTTTTGCCGGTTCAACCGCACGTCGCTTGCTCAACGCTGGCGATTATCGTGGCTGTGCTGAGGCGTTCCTCATGTGGAACAAGGGCACAATCAACGGACAGCTTACAGAGCTTGCAGGCCTCACACGCCGTCGCAAAGCAGAGCGCGACTTGTTCTTGCGCGATGTGTCCATACCTGCACCACAAACCCCGATTGATGCGCCTGTATCGACACGGGGCAGACCCTACGCGCCGTGTCCTGTGCCGTTGCCTTGGAAGGTGACGTTGAAAAACACACCTTTACACTTCGCCTGGGGGGAGGACGTCTACTGGCTCCAATGCGCCCTCATCGAGCTTGAATACCTGCGCAAGCCAGCCAATGGCGAACTCGTTGGCGACGTGTTCAATGAGCATGTTGAGTGGGCTATTAAGACCTTCCAAAACACAGCGTTTGGCCTTAATCACACAGACGGCATCGTCGGCCCAAAGACGCGCGCGGCCATCGAGGCGGCACTCACCAAAGCGCGTGCGCCGAAGCCGCCTGTGGACAACAGTGTGGCGACGCTGCGGTGCATCGAAGGCGAGTGGCATACAGGCCGCTGGGATGGCCTCAAGGTTCTGAACCTAGGCATCGGTAGCCAGACGTTCCGAGTCGCCTCAGGACAGCCTGGAAGGCAGCGTTTCCGCGAGGCGGGCGACCCTAACAGCGTGCCTGGAAGTATGGAGCCTATTCCACAGGGGCTTTACACGTTCCATAAAGAGCCTGAGTTTGTGCACGGAAAGGACAACTACACAGGTTCGTGGGGCGAAGGTCTTGGCCCCGTCTGGCACGGATTAAGGAACGCGCAGTCTATGAGGCGCGGCTCTTTCGGCCTGCATTTAGACCCTCCTGGTGCCAGTGGCAGCGCTGGCTGTATTGTCTTTCGCGACGTAGATGACCTTAAGCGGTATGTGAAAGCTTGGCGTGAATTCAGGCCTAAGGAGCTTCGCGTTGACTGGAATCTCTAACGACGAGCGCCTTCTGGCGCTTTTTGAGCCAACGCCACGTCTGCCGTTCGTCGAGATTATCAAGCGCGCAGGCATGAAACGTGGGGACCTTAACCTCACAATAACGCGCCTGCTGGATAAAGGCATCCTGCGCAAGGAACGCGTCCGCATCGATGGCGGAAAGACCTCAATCACTTATTTCGAGATTAGGAGAACACCATGAAGGCATTCCAGTACATCCTCATCCGCAAATTCAACGTTAAGAAGGATGAGGAGCCAAAGAAGCCTGAGCTTCTCGGCGACGTCCGGACCATCCTCGCCAAAGACCAGGATTCCGCCCTGAAGCAGGCAGCGCGCGCCATTCCTGATGACGTTGACCTTGATGATGTGGAGATTGCCATCCGTCCTTTTTGACTTCCCCGGTTCAACAGACCGCAACCGGGGCAGACAATCGCTTTAGGCACCCTGAGGACAGCTTACAGAAGCAAATGGAAGCAATGCAGCACCAAAAGCTTATTGGAGCTCTTGGTGGAGTTGTCCGCAACGATAGCACTGGCAGCATCTCAAAGAACGTCATGATGGACGCTTCTCTAGGGCCGACGGTGTACATGAGCGCATCGACGGTGAAGCCATGACCACACTCGCCATAGGCCTCCTCCTCGGAGGCTTTGTAGGCTGGTTCCTGCACGCCTTTGCGCGCAGAGAGAAGCTGTGGATGCACAGGTGGAACCGCACAAGGCAATTCACTAACGCACGGAGGGAGATAGCGCGTGGAATCGACTGCTGACTGGCTCATACCTGCCGCGTATGTGAGCGGCGGCTTCATCGCTGCTGTGCTGTTTCTCTACTTGTTGGCTGTGATTAGCGGGGCGAATCGTGAGTAATTTTGATGTTGTTGTTTCCGCTACTATCAACGTCGACGACGTTTTCAAAGAGCTTTCTCGAAAAGGGAGAATGCAAGTCGTTCTTGATTACTTCGACTGCGCGGAGCTTCTAGACCTCGCTGAGATGTCAGACAAAGTTCGGTTTGTCGAGCTGTGCAAGGAAGTCGCGGAGGCGAACAAGTGAACCTCAACACGACGAGCGAGGAGCGGGACGCGGCTGAAACCAGACTGCGCGAATGCGTTACAGAACTACCAGATGGAGCAGTCGTGTTTGACTACATGACCGACGTCACTAGGAAGCTGCGCGCACCTGACATCCGCGCGGTATTGGACGAACTCACCCGCGTGCGCGAGGAGCTGGAGTCGGCAATGAAGGTCGTCGCCGCCGGGCGTGAAGTTATACGGTTGCTGCACGGCAATGAGCCGCCATTTTCGAACATAGACGCCAAGCGTGTTGCACTTTTAAACTTGGAAAATGCTCTAGGAAGATTCGGAGGCCGCGAATGACTGGCAAAGTCTGGCTGTACGAGAAATGGGAAAAAGGCAAAGGCGTAACTGAGCGATGGACAGAGGATGCGCGAATGACTGACACCATGCCGACGCCTATTCCTGGCGAGGTTTGGGAAAGCTTAAGGGGTAGGTCGAAAGGTGTTTGTATAACCGTTCAGAAAGTCGAAAATGGTCGGGTTTATTTCATCGGTCGCAACAACCGCATGACTTCCTGCTCCATTGAAAATTTCTTTTCCAAGTATCACGGATACCGTTTCACCGGGGAAAACAGACCTCTCGCAAATTCGTTCAAGAACGAAGGTGATTACGTCGCAATGTCACTCCTCAATGGTTGCGTGTGTAAAATTGATTCGTGCGATGTTTCGGCAGTTTCTCAGCATTTATGGTATTCGTTTCCTAGACAAGGAAGTCGACGAGGCGTTATTTATGAGTATCCCGGCTTTATCGTTTGCGCCCGAATAGATAAATCGACGGCATATTTGCATCGATTTTTACTAGGCGCAAAAGGCTCGCAAATCGTAGACCATGTAAATGGGGATACACTAGACAATAGAAAATCAAACTTACGGTTATGCGATGCGTCGCAAAACGCCGCTAATTCTCAAATCCAGAGAAATAACACGTCTGGTTACAAGGGTGTCTCGTTCTATCAACAAAAGCCATCTTGGACACCTAAATGGAAAGCCCAAATAAGTGAAAACGGCAAAAGAACAAATTTAGGGTTGTTTGATTGCCCTATTGATGCAGCAAGGGTTTACGACCAAGCAGCGCGAGCAAAATGGGGTGAATTTGCTTGTGTTAATTTTCCAAAAGAAAATGAGCAATCGGCCATGCGCCGCAAGTGGGAGCAGAACAAATGAGCTTCGAAGACCGCTTGAGAGAGTTGGCGAGCAATACGAAAATAAAAGACTGGAATTTTGCCGGACTTGATGGCGGCACTGGGGCGCGTTATGTCACGAATCTGAGGCGAGATAGCATCATTGCGGATTGCCCTTGGTCTTATGATGGCAAGCTCATCGCCTACCTCGACCCCACAACCGCCACACTCCTCGCCGATGTGCTGGCCGCTGCAAGAAGGAACAAGGAAGACACAGAATGGCGCGGAGATGATGAATATGGCCTCAACGAAGCAGTTGAAGCACTAGACGCGCACTACGCTACGAAAGAGAACAAATGACGCTGCATCCCTACGACCAACACGACTGGCGCAAAGAATCCCTCACTTGCGACCTAGACGAACTTGAGCACGTCTTGCAAGCGCACATCGAGAACGACGTCGCAATCGAGGCTGTGTTGCGCCTGCCTCCGCAGACTGTCGCGGAAATCCTTCTCTCGCTGCGAGCTGATATGCGCCGTGAGCAGGTGCAGAGCATGGAAGAATGGGAAGAACAAGAGCGCACGATAGCGTGGCTTAGGAGAGCGAAGTTTAAAAACATCTACAAGCCTCATCCGAGTTCGCCTGTTTTTATTATGGCAGCGGAAGTCGAACAACACCTCGCAAGCTCGCCTCCTGAAGGGTGGAAGCCTTGAGTAACGCTCTATCCATTACCGCTCTCATCGTTCTGGCTATGTTTATAGGAGTTATTGGAGGTCTTTATGCTGGAGAGGAAAGTCAGCCTAAATCCATTCCCCCAAGCGCAACGCCTGAGCCTCCGTGTGACTTTTCAATGATTGCCGAGCTTACGCGCGCGTGTTCGCCTGAGGGTTCAGAAAACCTTGCATGCTTGAGCAATGCCACGCGGCTTGTTTGTCCTTGGAAGAAATAAACAGAAACGCCCCACGACAATTCGTGAGGCGCAAGGTAAGTGCGGAACGAGACCGGTTACTTAGGCAGCAAGCTTCTTGAGTTCAGCAATCGCAAACTTGGCAAGCTCAAGACCTTCGAAAAGGTCAATGTTGCCAGCTTCTGCGCTCACTTCGTTGAGGCCTTCGACGCCAGCCTTGACTTGAGCGACAAACTCAGGAGTCAGGGCGCCTTCGACAATCTTGAGCACGTCGGCAGGCTGAAAGCCGTCGACAAGGTGCGACTTGAGCAGGCCAGCGATAGCAAAGCCAAGAACGAGTGCCTCTTTGGTTTCCTTGATTCCTTTAGACATAGACCAGAATCCCTTTCGTTAAACCGCACCGCCATGGTGCGGAAGTGTTTATGTTCGTTCAATTCTGTCGATGCGCTCATCGTGGTTGTCGAGGCGGTCTTCGTGACGCTCAAACCGCGATTCGTGTTTCACAATGACTTCTGAGATGTATCGCATGCTCTTGCTCATCTCTCGCATGTAATACGTCATCATTGTCGCGAGGCCACCAATGCACATGAGTAGCAACGGTGAAAGCATTTTGATGGTCCTCCACATCGCCACCATGTCATGAACGTCGGTTTCCACGGTGTCTCACTTCTCCCCTGTGTTCTGCGTTTCTGATTCTCGCACAGGTTGAGTCCGCTTGAGAGCCTCTGCCTTCCTTCTTTCTTCGGCTGCTTTCATCGCGCGGTAACGTTCCACAGCGACGCCTCCCGCGTGACGCACAACCTCAATGATGAGCGGCAAAAGCTTCCAGAACATCAGGCCACCGATGCCTTGTCGGCTGCGATAGAGGCCAACGCGAACTCGTCACCAGCGTGCAGCGACAGAGAGCCGACCTTGCCGCCTACGGCTGCGAGAGCTGCGTCCCAGGCCACGTCGAACACGGCCAAGGCGAGTGTCTCTTTCCAGCCTGAGAGCTTGTCTTTGAGGTACTGGCGGGCCTCTGCTTTGACTGGTGTGGCGTGGCTCAACAAATATGCGATGAGGACTTGCACAGCTAAGGTCATTGGATGCTCCTGTGTGGTTATTTTTTATCCGACTCGGACTGCGCGAATTGTTGCTGGGTATCCTGTCGCTGCAATAACTTGACACCCTGTTGCTGTCGGAGTTCCTCCGTATGTAATTGGCGCAAACCTTGATTTTATTACAGTGTTTGTTGTTATGAGTCTTCTTACACATGGACGTAAGAAACTGACAGCTTCTGGCTGAGATGCGTTGGCAATCCCACCAAGAGCTCCTGTTATGATTGCATTTGAAGAATCCGTAAGAACGAGGTGACAAGTAAATCCTTGTCCAGCTGTTCCTGTGGCTCCTTCTACCGTGACTGTTGCAAAAGATTCCACATCCCATACGCCAGGAGTTAATGTAAGACTTAGGCCTGTTATGTCAGTATAAGAAGCACTTGTTGTAGAGCCAGAAACGTTAGAAGTCCGAGTTGCTATAAGCTCTTCGCCTATAAATCCTTGCGGAACCGCCGTGCCTGTCGTGTCGCCGACAACCGCACGCGCAGAGACTGGCAAGATTCCTTCAGAGAGCGGGGATTGCTTGCGGACGCGCCAGCGCCATGTGTTTACCGCAGACCATGCAGCGCCTGTGCCTGAGCCAGGAGATGCGTTAGGGAATGCGCCGCCGTTGCCAAATTGAACAATAACGTCTGTTGAGGATGACGGAGATACAAAAGCGCCGTAAGTCGCAGCGGCAAAGTCCATGTGCGGCAGACGCTCAGTCGCTTGAACCCATGTGGAAGAGCCGGAAGGAAGGAATTCAAGTCGGATAACATCTGTCGGTTGAATCGGCGACTGGAATCGGCATGTGAGACTTGTCGAAGAGTTTCCTGTGTACGTCGCGCTGTTAAAAGAGTTAATCAAAGTACCAGCAGCGCCATTTCCGAAGCTGGAAGTGTCTGAGCCGCCTGCCGCCGTCACTGCTCCAGTATTGAACGCATACTCAGGATTCGCCGCCGCGAGGCTGGTGACGTTGCTGGACCAGTTGGCGATTGGGACATCTGCCGTCATAGAGAACGTGTCGCCGCTTACCCAAGAAATTGGTACAGTCGCGTTGTAGACAAGACCACCGTCGTCATCAAGAAATCTCAATGCTGTATTGCTGTTACCCTGAGTGACAGTGCCTTGATAATAACCAGAGCCAGCGTCTGTGACTTTAATCACACCAAATGTAGGAAACTCTGAACCACCTGGAGCTTTTGTTGTGTCAATTGACAGTCCTGTAGGAAGCCCAACCTGCATAGTTGTTGAAGGTGCAGCATTTAAAACAGCCTGGATTCTAAGCTGCGCTACGTCTCCAACTCTGCGCCAAAAACCTTCTAAGGCAGAAGTAGTAAATCCCGTAATGGCAGGTGTGTAAGCTTGCCAATCCGTCACGGCCGCACCGCTCAACTGCACCTGCGGCCCGACCTGGAAATTATCCGTGTCGAGTGTCCAAGCGCTCGCGTTCGTGCTCGCAACGTGCAGAATCAGCCGGTAACTCGTGCTCGTGGTGGCTACGAAGAATGCCCGGAACGTGCCCTTGCCAGCCGCCACGTTGATTGCCGCAGGAGTGATGAGCGTCGCGTTTGTCACGTCGTAAATGTACACGCCAACGTCGTTTGACACGTATGCAGCGGATGCCAGGAAGTCGAACGCAATTGAAACAGGACGCCCAGTGTCCGCAGCGTCTATGGTGAAGTTGTAGGAAGCGCCCTGGCCTTGCCGATTCGAAGCGTCCTTGGTGAGCCTGCCTGCGTATGTTTCGCGCACCGTAGCGCCTGAAACAGCGGTAAACGTGACGTTGGGGCTTCCGCCTGTGCCGTCGACAGGTGTGGTGCCAGCAGCGTCGGCGTAGGTCGCCCAGCCTGTGGTCGTGTTGGAGGTGAACAGCGCGTTCTTGATGTAATTGATGGCAGGCGCGATAAGGAAGCCGTTTTGCGTCTCAATCGAATCACCGACGAGAAGCTTCGCGTTCGTGCCTGTGGATGGAATAACGAGACCCATGTGTCAGGCTCCTTTACGCGAGCGCATTGAAAGAGAATTGACCAGAAGTCAGCGTTCCAGTCTGCGCCGCGATTGAAATTCGCGTGCTGGCTGCAATCTGCAAAGGCACGTCCATTGCGTTCTCTCCTGGCATCAGGATGTATTGAACGACCTCAGACGCCGCCGCCCCTGTTGCAATAAGAATCGCAGTGCTCGAATTGTTTGTCGCAAAGAAGCGATTGATAATGCTTCCTGTGCTGGCAATGATTTGCGTGTAGCTTGTCGTAAGGTTTGCCAAAGAGAAGTCTTGGAAATAAGGCCTTCGCGACGCGCTCACAAGCTGGATTGCAGCAGCGCCGTTTCCTGAAGTGACAGGAACAGGGTTTGTCGAACTCACAGCAGAAAGTCCGACGCCAATGACAGCGGCAACTCTGACTGTATTTGCGCCTGGTGTTCCGAAATTTGTGTCTACAGTGTTGGGGAAATTTCCTGCACGAGTCACCAAATTTGCCGCAACAGTATTGACGACCTCCATTGGGCCGTTTGTTGCTCTTGCGCCATAAAAGGTAATGGTTTGTGTGCCGCTGCCGTAAGATGAGGCTCTAGCACGCAGATATCTCGCGCTGTTATTTACGACAAGAAAACCGCCTTGCGTGGACGTGGTCGTAACGACAAAACCATTTGAGAGCTCTAGGACGTCAAGAGAATTCCATGTTGAGCCATCAACGGAACATTCAAAGTTCAGCGTGATTCCAGAGCCGCCAATAGAAACGAATATGCTCTTGGAACCGTACCCATTCACGATTCCGGTTGTAACACTCTGGCCGTTCGCCGTGATTGTTCCGGTAGCGACGACTTCTGTTAGGCTTTCGTCTTGAGCGATATTAACATCTATGCTTTGTTTTGAGCCAACAAGCGTCGAAGTTATTGCGGTTCCTGCACCGTCTTGAGTCCGCGAGGCAACAGGCACTCGCCCGCCCACAAGCGCAGGTGTTTTGGTGTCGATTGAGGTGACAGCAAGCGCAGTTGCCAGCGTATTTGTTGATGTCTCAGAAGTCTCTGTTGCGACAATAAGCTGGGTCGCTTCTGTCGCCGCGCCTGTCGGCAGAACCGACGCCGTGACTTCTACGTCAATAGGCGCTTGGTCCGTAGCGATGACGACGCGCTGGGTCGCTGCCGATGCGTTTCCCGCGTTGTAATCGATAGGACCTGCGGAGTCGCCAGCCATGAGCTCAACAGGCAGCGGACGGTTGTTCGCCGCCGTTGCAGTGTCTCTTGTGACGTTCGTCGCTGTCGCGTTCCTCGTGTACTGAAGCGGAGGAACTGTAACGATGGCGTCTACAGGGATTTTAGGGTCTGCTGGGTCAATCTCGAACATGTAGGTCGTTTCGGAAACAGGGTCCCAAAACGCCAAGGGCGCGGGCTGGGCCGTTCTGTCTCCGTCTCGATTGTATTCCTGAGCTGTCGTTGTCATCCGGGAAGCTCTCCTTCCCAAAGCTGGTAGCCACCATCGACAACCATGTTTATCGTAACGACATTGGTTCCTGGTGTTGCTGCTTGAATGTACCGCGCCGCAAGGCCGCGAGCAAAGACAACGCGCACGCCGAGAAGCTTGTTCACGCCGTCAAGGTCGCCGCTAAAGTCAACAGACCAAATAAGCCTCGCACGCGGGGGTGTGCGCGCCTGCTCTGCCAAGAGGAAAGCGTTTGTAATCGACGCTGCGGAGTTGACTTGGTTCGTTCCTGTGAGCGTACCGGCAAGGTCCCAAAGCTCGAACACACCGCCAATGCCAGCGGCAGGGACGACTTCCATTCGGCTGATGACGCCCTCGTTTGGACGCCTGCGTGTTTTCACGCCTGCCGAAGCGCTTCCTGCTTGAAGCCAGTTTGGGTAGAGCTGAGTCAAAGCGCCGCCCGTGTTTACGTTCCCGAGCGAAATCCCACCCCATGCTTGCGTCATGTCATTGTCCCCTTGTCACTTTGAGCATCTTCAAAAGCTCATCATCGCCGCCCGCACCTTCAGGGTCCAGGGGGTTCCCCCCGAGAAGCTGCGAAAGAGGCGGCTTCTTCATGCGCACGCGAAGGCCTGAAGGAAGAGTGATTTCCTCTCTCGTGCGCCCGCCTTGGAGATACGCAAGCGCTTCTTCGAGCTTCGCGTTCCTATCCTCTTTGGATGCCTGGAGCTTCGCCGCAAGCATGGCTTGGTTCATCATTAGCCGACCTCCGATTGAGCCGTTCCGTCGCCCGCAGAGCCATCAATCTTGAACCCATTGTAAATGGGCGCCTGGGAGTCTGGCACTTCGGGCTTGGTGACCTTGTAAGCGCCCAGCGGGTCGCCCTGCTCGGGAGCCGCGGAACGTGAGCGCGTCTTGGGCCCCGCCGCATCTCCGCCGGATGGCCCTTGCGGAGCATTGGCGTACGACATAGCCGCCATCAGGCGCCCTGGGTCGATGGGTTCTGCTTCCTTCGGTGCCTTCTCCTCCATTCGAAACACCTTGCGATGCTCCGACACGTCTTTGGAGTACGCCTCTTCGAGCTCTTTCTTTCGAAAAGACGAAAGGGGGAGCTGCCGCATGGCGTCGAGAAGCACATCGGTCGGAAGGTCGTCGATGGCTCTCATTGCGACATCGCGCGTGCGCTGGCTGATGTAAGGGTTGTCCTTCATTGCATCCCCATTCCTGTGTCTCTTGCGATAGATTCGCCTCTCTGAGCCCCTGGCCCCTGCGTGGGTGGCGCGCCGGGTGGTGGCTGTCCTCCCGGAGCTCCTGGAGCGCCCTGCGGCTTGGGAGCCTGCGCTTCCATTTGGCGTGTCTGCTGGAGCGCCGCGCCCTTTTGAAGGTTTGTGTTGAGGTCATCGGGCAAATTCGCGCCTGCGACCTTCGTGAGCTGGCGGAAGTTGTGCATGGTGCCTGGGGGAATTTCGCCCTTTTGCTGCTTCTCGTAGAACCTGTGCATTTCCATGTGCAGATTCCAAACCTGAAGCGCGAATTCGTCGGTTTGGAACTCGTCGAACCGGCGAACGTATTCTGCTTCGTGCTCGTCGAGGTGAATGACGTGGTTGTCGTTCTCGCAGACCACAGGCAGGGGCAAAAGGACGTCTGGCCCTTGTTGGCTGATGTCGATAAGGACGTCGTTTTCCTTCTTCGCTCTGTCCCTGTGGACACTAGAGCGGTCGCGCAAGACGTCTGCGTCGAACTCTTGCAAGAAGCGGTCGAGAACGTCCGCATCCTGAAGGCGCTGGGCGATGATAGGCGACTTGTTGATAAGGTCGAGATACGTGGCCTGCGCTGTCGCCTTGCTCTTTGCCTGCATGGAGCCTGGGCGAATGATGACGTCCACGCCAAACGACAGAGGCATGTCGATAAACGCCTTGATGTCGGAAGCAGAGAACCCACCTGCGCTGTTACGCATCATGTAACCAATGATGTCGGGCCCGAATCCCTTGCCCATAGCGCGAACACACGAGAGAAGCTTCTCTCCAGCGCTTCCAACAGCGCCCTCAAGAGCCCTGCGGACGTGCGTGATGCGCTTTTGCTCGCGCTCCTCAAGAAGCCTGAAGGCGTAGCCTGCTTCAACACCTGCGGGACGCTCTCCGCGCAAGGAATCTCCCGCGCCCGAGGTCTCGTAAGCGTCTTGTTTCTTCATCTCGCGCAGCTTGTCGAGAACTGGCGGGATGGGCTGGTCATCCTTGAGGATGCGCACACCATTGATGTCGTTGACGTCGATAAGCTGCCCTGGCTCTCCAAACACGGCTTGGGTGTCGAACCCGTTGCCTGTTTTGTAGAGAATCATGGCGCCCATGTTTCGCCGCATCATTGTGTCGATGAGGGAGTCTGCGTCGTCGAGCTCTTTGTTCTTGCGCGTGACGCCATCCATAGGCCCTGATGGCATAGGGGATGGGTTAATGTTCATCCACATCGCTTCAGAGAATGGATGCCAGCCGTCTATCTTGTTTGTGCGGTATTGTGGCTTTGTGATGTGCGTGCAATAGCCGTTGACGACAACAACAAGCCTGCCTTCTGGCCAATGCTGGATGTTGGGCTTGTCGTAATGCTCGATGACCATGACTTTGGTCTTCAGGAAGTCTTGGGACAGAGCGGTTTCAGCCCTGAACCAATAAGCCATGTCGTTTTGAGGCGTGAGGAAGTTCATTCGCATGAAATGGCGGATAGCGAAGCTGGTAGCTGCCTCGTGGATGAGCCCTGGACGCACCTTATCGAAGAATTCTGTACGGCCATCCATATCTTTGTATTCTTCGAGGAATTCGGAGAACTCCATGATGCGAATGTCTTGGTGCCAGCGCGCGTGCTGGGCTCCTCCGCTGCAAAGCTCCCGTCTGTGTTCAAAGGGTGTGCGCGTTCGCACGCGAGGCTGTCCCATCCAGCGACGGTTAACACGAGGCTTGCCGTTCTCATCGAGGGCAGGAACGACCCGCGTCTGAGTGAGAGGCATCCCTTCGGAGTTGTTCGCTTCGACGATGGAATTGATAAGACCAAGCGGGTCTGCTGACTGTGCTACCGTTTCATGGATAGTGACTTCGCGTTGTTCGTACTGAGGGATTTCTTCGATTTGTCCACTTGTAAGGTCGAAGTCTGTTTTAAACGTAGAAAGGCCATAAGCCACAAGGTTCTGGACAAACCCTTTGACCTCCTTTTCCATCAAGAGCTTTTCATAGAAAGCAGCCAGCGCCTTCTCTGAAATCTCTTTAAAGCGTCGGTTCCTTGCCGCGTTGTCATCCATGGCAATCGCTTCCCAGTCAGGAGCATTGCCAAAGAGGGAAGACACGAGGCTTTCGAAGATAGTGCGAGAGATATCGGTCTGGGAGCGTGAGTTTATGCTCTTGTTTCCTCGGGAGAGGAAATCGACATCAAGCGGGAAGCCGTACTTTTGAGACCATTGGAAGCGATGGTTTCCGTAGATGAACTGAAAGTTTGTAAACCAACGCTCGTACCACGGTCCCATGAACCGGTCATTCTTCTCAACGAAGTTCGAAATAACTCCGCCAAGCTTCTTTGGGTCGCGAGTCACCCACGGAAGGTGTCCGCAGTATTTCTCAAGCTTCAACTCATTTATCATCGACAGCCTCACCCAAGTCGTTGCCGCGCTGGACGGCTGACATCATCTTTGCGTAGTTTTCACTAAATGTATCATCGTCCACGTGCCGGGCTCTTTCGCCAACGGTTGTTATTTTACCTGGCTCTTTTGACAATAAAGAAACAGCGCCGCGAAGCGCTTGGAGTTGGTTTATTGTGCTGTCGATAAATGCAAGAAGGAGAGTGCGTTCTGCGTCTGTCATGATGCCCTCATGGTGAGTGTGAGGGCATCCTATCAAACGCCGTAATTCTTGACAGGAAGCTCACCAGCTTTGAGTGAAAGGCGAACTGTCAGGGTGATGGTCGCAGGAGTCGCGTCGGTCGCGAAGAACAAGAACGCAAGAGCCGCTGGAGTCGTCGAGACGACTTCGTACTGTCCTGTTGCAGGCGTGCCGTCATAGGACTGAGCCAATGCGTTTGTGATTTGTGGCGCGTGAATCGACAGGATGTTGCGAGCCTTCCCGAGAATGCTCTTCCAGTATCCGAGCACTTCGAGTCCGAGTGCCGTGCCATCGGCATCAGCCCAAAACGTGCCTGCCACGTCGCCGATATCCAGGTCGATGTCAGACGCGCCGCGCGTGATAGTGAACTCGGCGACTTGCTCGAACTGAGCGGTGACAGCTTCGAAAGCGGCAACGGAGTAGGTTTTGAAAGCGGTTACTGCAAATGCCATGGTGGTTACACTCCAAATTCGACTGGGCGAGTTTCTGGTTTGAGTCCTACGAGCATGAACACTCGAAGAGTTGTTGGCGCTGCCGCAGGAAGAACAATGTTTGGCTCAATGACAGGATACGTGTCGCCGTTGACCAATTGGAAGGTCCCCGCAGAAACGGGAGCAGCGCCAACGCGGTACTCGGTCGCAAACGAGTCAAAGCCAATGTTTGCAGTCACGGTGTACGCTGTCGTGCCAACGCCATCGAGGTACATTTCAATCTGGCCCGTTGTCTTGATAATGGCCATGCCTGCGCCTGAAACAAACGACCCGTTGTTCATCTTGCGCGTGCGCACGACCACATCGGCTGTTGGGCGAAGAGCCGCAGGAAGAACTGTCGCACCAGTCAGGATGATGACCGCGCCAGGAGATGCACCCTTAGCTGCTGCTTGGTAGCCAGGAATCTGAAGAGTGACAAACTCGCCGTCATGCTGATAGCGAATGGTCTGGTTTGGAGAGTTGGCGTTGAGCGCTGTTCCGGCTGTTCCGCCAGCCCACACGGCTGTGTGCGAGCCCGTCGCGGATAGGTAAGCGTCTCCAGGAGACTGAACGAGGAAACCCGAGTCGCTTGTGAGCTGGAGGCCTGCAAGCTCTTCGAAGTTGGGGAGCACAGAACGCCAAAGAGGCAGTGCGACGGCCCCTATTCCGCTTGCGCCAACAGCCGTCCAAAACGTTCCCGAGACATCGCCCAGGTCTAGGTCAGTGTCTGATGACGTGCGAGTGATGTGGAACTCAGCCGCCTGGAATCCCCACTTGCGAATATGGGAAGGCGTGTCCACCTTGTAAAAGTATGCTTTAGAGAGCGCGAAAGCCATGTGCTACCTCGAAAATGCCGGTGTTTTTTGACGTGAGCGAGTCATTATCTCGTAAAGAGTTTGCGCCTCGTCTCCGCCCTGCTGCAAACCTTGGTTTAGAAGGATTCTATTTTCCCACGGCTGGGCAAAGCCAGCCCCCCTTGAAAGAAGGCGCCCGCCTTTCTCCATGCCGATTCCCGCGCCTTGAACGCCGCGAAACGCCGCTTTGGTAATGCCCTCGGCTGTTCCTTCAAGCGCTCGTCCGACGTTGCTGCCTGCCTCTGCGAGCTTGCCCGCTGTCTTGCCCGCGCCCGTAAAGTCAATGCGCCCTGGCTTGGCAGGACCAACAAAGCCGGGGCGCATCTCCATGTCTCTTGTCCGACCCAAGCGGGCGCCCACGTTCTCGTAAAAACCTCGGACAGCGCCCTTGTTGAGAGCTGCTTCTTCAGCCATCTGCTCGACAGCGTTGACGTCCGCCGCATCGATGCCTCCAAAGATACGTCGATTAAGTCGAGAGCCTGGGGTGTTCACATTGGTTGGCACTTCGCGCGCCATGGCGTTTACTTGTGTGTTCGCCGCACGGCTTTTGATGGCCTGAGCAAGTGCTGCTTCTTCTGCGTTGAGGCCACCTTGTGTCAGTGCGTCGTCCGCCATCCCCGACACCTTGCCCGCACCCTTGCCCACAAGTCGGTTGAGCCAAGGGGCAAGCTCACCTGCGCGCGCGAGAAGGCCCGCACCCTGCACAGTGCCAAGCCCTGGTGTAAGCGCGGTCGTGAGTCCTGTCACAAGCGGGCTTTCGGCTGCGAACTTGCCAGCCTTCGACGTGAGGGTTCCCGCGGCTTCGGATACGCCGCCCACGCCTTTGGCTGCTTGTGTCAAAAGACCTCTGTTCATGACCTTCGCAAGAGCGGGAAGGCCCGCGATGCCGCCGCCAAGCCCCGAGATGCCTGCGCTTACAAGGTCCTCAGTGCCAAACTGGCCACCCTTCTCGGACAAGACTTGATTCAACTCGGGGTCAAAGGAGCGAGCCAACGCACGAGTGAGCTGCCCACCTGCAAGGTCGCCTGCCGCGCTTCCTGCCATGCCTCCTGCCACCGCTCCCGCAGGTCCGGCGAGCCCTGCACCTCCTGCTGCGCCAATGCCGCCACCCACAATGCTTGCAAGCATCTGCGGAGTTGCGACCGCGCCGCCAATGAGGTCTGTCATGTCGAACCCCTTGGCATTGGTCGTGGCGTACCATTTGCCTGTGTCAGGGTTGTGGAAGTACCAATCGTCGCCCGAACCGACAACTTCGCCTTTCATGCCCATTTTTTTGAGATTGGATTCGACGTAGGCCTTGCGCACGTTGTCGTCTGAAGGAAGAGCTGCAAGCCCTGCTCGCCACGTCGGCTGCACGAAGCTCTCATCGGCTTGGATAGGCGCGATGCCTGATACCTTGTGGCCTAGCGTCTCCAGAAGAGAAGGAATCTCGTCGTCGTACGTCTCGCCGTTGATTTGGTAGCTAATGGTTTTCCCATCGGGATTCACTTGCGCGTTTTGATATCCAGCTTGCGCGAGTTGTTGCTGAATCTCGTCCGCGCCGTAGCTATTGGATTGACCATCGGGTGTTTCAACGGTGTATTGAAGACTCATTTCTTAGGACCTCCGACTTGTGCGGGTGCGACGCGCTTGCGCGCACTCTTGCTAGGCAGCGGCTGTAACCCTCCAGGGGTGACAGTGCCGCTTGCGTTTTGCTGTGGAGGTGCGCCGAACAGACTTGGCTTGCTCGCCCCGCCGACAGCCCCGGAGCTGTCGATGGAGTTGATGCGTGTGACAAGTTCGGAGACCTTCGGGTCCTGTCTGACAGCATCAGGAAGCACGTTCATCTGGGCGCGAGCAGACGCTTTTACCTTCGCGAGAATGGTTTCCATGCGCCCTGTGAGGCCGAGTGGGTTGTCTGCGTCTCCAATGGCGCCAATGTCTACGCCTCTGCGAATCTTCTCGGCTTCCGAACTCATGCCGACACCATCGAGCATAGAAGCAAACCGCTCGCGAGCTCCATCGTCGGTAAAGAACGTGTTGGCCTTGTTGGCAGCAAGGGCCGACTCCATTTCCGCGATGGCAGAGAGGTAATTTTCTGCCTTGTCTTGCGCAGCGAATGTGCGAGCCATGCGGTCTTGATATTGTGGGCTTGCGTTGTTGACGAGTTGCTGTTGAAGGGCCTTCTGAACTTCTTGGCTTTTGATTGCGCCAATAACCTGCGCCGCGCGCTCGGGAGAGATTTCCCCGCTGTTTACCTTGGCGGCTAGATTTGGAGCCATGCGCTGCAAGTCTTCTGGCGTCGGAGCCGTTGCGATGGCTGTGAGTCGTTTGACTTCCATGTCTTCTTTGAGCTGTGCCGTCTGCATCTGCTGGGCTTCTGTCGCTGCGCCCTGGGCTGCGATGCCAGAACGGATTTGTGCCACCTGGAAAGGGCGAAGCTCTTTGACGCTTGCGAGCTGTTCCTTCGCAAGGTCCAAGTTGGCCAAGTCTTTTTCGTCGGCTTTGCGACGCATGTAGTCTTGGTTTGTTTCTCCCACTCTCGCACCAGGCAGAGTCGATTGAGCCGAAAGGTACGCTTGCTCGCGCTCTGCGGATTTCGCCTGAACATCGGTAAGTCTTGCCGAGCCTTCGGACTGGCGAATGCCTGCTTCTTGGCCCCGGATGCCCAGTGCTGCGCGCTGCCTTGCGGTTTCTGCCTGAGCTTGGAGTTCTGGCTTGCGGAGGCCGAACTCCTCTTCCTGCATGGCTGCAACTTTGTCCGCACGGGTTTCCGCACGCGCAGCGCGTTCTTCTTCTGTCTGAAGACGCTTCTCTTGCCTAGCTTCGCGCTGGTTTTGTTTGAAGCGGTCCATGCCGCCGACGACACCCTCTTTGATGCCGCCAAGAAGGTTCGAAAGGCCTTCCTCTTCGCGAGCAAGTCTCTCTGTTTGGCCGCGCGCTCGCATGTCTTGAATGCGCCTCGTTTCCTCGTTGGTGAGGTCAGAAATGCTGCGCATCTGCTCTGCGTAGTTGGGAATCGCTGGGTTGTATTCTTCAGCCTGAAGTCTTCGAAAGCCCATCCTTGAACTCCTTTGAGTACCAATCGCGTCTCTCGATATCCGAGATGTAGAATTCTGTGCCGTCTGGCCTAATGAGAACAAGGTACGGATTTATGGGCGCATCGAAGGCCATGTCTGTTGCGTCATAAAGGCGTGTGTATCCACGAATGAATGCCTTCTTAACAACGTAACGAGTGTAACCGAACCAGAATTTCCGCTTGATGCCGACTTCAAACATGAGTGTATCCTTTACCCGATTGTTCTGCCGGGCGAAGAATACTTGCGTTGGAGGTAATCACCAAACGGGCTTGATTGGCTTGATTGTCTTTGGGGCATGACAGCCATTGGCGTGTTGCCTTGGTTAAAGGAAGATGGTTGGGCTGCGTTAGGGTTCATCCCTTGTGCTGTTCGAGAAGCTGAAGGTGCTGCGCTTTGCGCCCCTGCCTGCCCTGAATTGCCAATCCCTTGGCCGACAGCATTCCCCGCCGCCGCCCCCGCAGGGCCTCCTGCCATGCCGCCGACGACACTTCCCACAGCCGAGACGCCAGAGCCCACCATGGACGCGTATTGCGCCTGCTCTGCGGCCATCTGCTGAAGCTTGAGCTGAATGGCTGCTTCGGATGCGCCCGCAGAGCGCATGACTTCAGCCATGCGTGCCCGTTCGATTTCCATGGCCATGCCACGGTCTTCGCCCGCCCTATTCGTCGCTCTTCCGAAGCGAGACATATCCGCTTCGCGTTCGTTCTGGCTGAATCCTTCGCGCTCCCCTCGAGAGCTGAATTCGAAGTTTCGAAACTCGTTTTCGAGCGCTCGCCTGTCTTGCAGAAGATTGCCCTGTCTGTCGCGCGCGCCCTGTCCTGCTGCGTAAGCCGCATCAGAACGGTCAAAGCCCATCTGCAAGCCTTGGTCCCTGAGGTTTTGCATCTTGCGTTGCGCGCTTGAGTAAGCCTCGCCTGCTTGTCGTTGGTTTTGCGCTTGCAAGGCGACTTGCTGACCAACAGTCAAAGGACCCATGCCGCCTGCCATGGTGCCTGTAGCCTGCGAGCCAAGTGCCGAGAGGACGCCAAAGTCTTGTTGTCCTCTAAGGCGCTCTTGCTCCGCTCTCTCGTCGTAAAGCCCTCGAACCGACGTAGCGACGCGGTTGTTCGGGTCCATGTACTCCCGCAGAGACATGGCATTGTTGGCGTCTTCGTTAGCTTTCTCTTGCATCGAACGGTATTGGTTCGACATGTTCCCGTAGACTTGCGAGGCGTCACGAGCAGAGTTTTGCGCCTCTCGCGTAAGCCCTCGCACCCTGTCGCGGTAGGCCAAGTCTGTTTGGTCCATGCCAGCGAGAGCTTTGTTTCGCTCTCCTGTGTATCTTTGATTCAAAGAGCTCTGCGTTTTTAGGCTCTGCGCTGCTTCTCGGCCAATCTGTTGATTGAGAGCTTCGGCTTTGCGCGCGGCTTCCTCTTCGCCCTTCTTCTTGTCGCGCATCCCGGCGGAGATGCCGATGGTAGACGTGTCGGTCCACCCTTTGACAAAGTTATCCCCAGCGCCCTTGAAATCGCCCTTAAAAAGGCTTTTGGCTGTGCTTGTCGTCCAGGGAACGCCCGTCGAAGCAAAAAGGTTCTTTTCCCACACCATGGCTCACCTCACACGTTTAGTGTCGTTTGATAGCAAGGCTTTCTCAATACCCTACCCCTCGAACGAGCGCAGGTAACCGCCAGACATCGGATTGCAGTGGTAAGCGAGGTACTGGAGCCTCCAGCGTGAGCCGTTGAAAAGACCCGAAGACGTTGTGATTTGAATGCTGATACCCTGGGACTCGTGATTGAGTTTCGTAAACACGATTTGGCTAAATATCTGGCACATGCCTCGGCTGTTGTCGGAAATGGTCGACGTTCTGTCGGTTGAATCTGTGCCCTGGTTCGAGCGCCATTTAAGCGTGATGGTTTGCGTTGTCGCTGGGAGCAAGTCACGCACGTCATACGCATGGTGGCAGTGAATAAAACGCCACCATGACTGCATGGATGGGGCGTAATAGCTTGTCAGCATGTTGAAGCTAAAGCCGTGTGTCGACTCGATGAAAACAGGAAATTCCCACGTCCCCGTGGCGTCGTATGCTGTCTGTGGGTCGCCTGTAAGAGACAAAAGAGCAGCAGGCGTGCTGATGTCGATGTAGGTCGATGTGTCTGAACCTACAATCGTGAAGATTCCCGAGCACGAAAGGCCGTTGCCTGTCCATCTGCTCATCTGCGGGATGGTGACGCTTCCCGTTGTCGGAAGAGTCAAGCTTCTTGTTGTGTCAGCCCTGAACGTGAGCCTTCGGGTTGTTGCCGTTGGAGAGGTGACAGTCTGTACCATGAGGTAACGAGTGACACGCAAGTCGCCATTGTTCACGAAGTCGTCCATGAACATAGGGCGCTGAATGCCGGTCGAAGAATCCCGAACAGACAGAAGGATGCGTAAGCCTCCCGCTGTTTCTGTGGTCACAGAGCGATTGTAGACAGCCTGGATGGTTTGAGAGTGGTCGATGAACAGTGAGTCGAATTGCCAGATATGGAACGACTCCGCTCGTCTGTTGTAAGCAAGGGCTTTTTGAACTCCTGCCTTAGAAACGTAGAACCAAATGACCTCGAATGTTCTTGGATTGTAGACAGCATGCATTCTGTCTGCTTTTTGCGGGTCTGCGTCCTTCTCAAGGAACGGGATGATATCAAGGGACCAATCTTTCGAAGGAAGGCTGTTCCCCTCATCTCGAAAGAGACCTTGAGGGCCCCACCAGTAAAGCACGCCATCTGCGTTGACTGCGGAGCGTCCTGAGTAGGAAGTCGAGGAGGTCCAGATATCGAGGCTGAAGTCTGAACCAGGACGAGGGAACGTTGCTACAGTGTCAGAAGACACGCGCACAGCCACATCTTGAAAGAACCCATCCCCCTTGAACCTGCCAATGTAGACAGCCTCTGTGGTGAAGATGACAAGCCTCGAATCCTGGTTTGCCTGTCCTGGATAGGCGTGCGGAATCATGCCCAGGTAAGAGCCCTTGGAGAGAGAAACGGCATTGAGAACTGGGTACGTAAAGACGTCGTTCTTGTTCGAGTAAACAAGGTTGTTTTTCGACATCCAGAAGGCGTGCCCAAGGAAGTTCTGCACGTCGAAATATTGGTCTGTCGGAAGAGAGGACGAGTCTCTGAAGCCTCCTGGCTGTGGCCCAGGAAGGCCCGCAATAGGCCTCTCCCCGAGTCGCACGTAAGGAAGCTCGCCGTTGAATCTGTAAGACGAAGACTCAAGCTCACCACAGGGAAGCCATTCGAATGTTCCGATTTCCCGATAGTAGAACTTGAACACAAGGGCGTTGAAGTTTTTCGAGCTTCCGTCTGTGGCATCCGTGTTTCCTTGGATGCCTGCTTGTTCGCACGAGAAGGGGCAGCCGCCAGACAGGGTGCCTGTCGTGGGTTTGCGATAGATGGTCATGTAAATGTTGTCGACAGCGGGCATTCTGACCTTTGCAGGCGTGCCTACGTTCGACTCAACACCCGTCGACTTGTCGAAGATGGAGTATGCAAACTCGTACGACGTGCTTGTTCGGAATATGCCCGTACCAGCAGCCCCGTAGGTGAAATGCAAAGCGCCATCTGCTGCTCCGACGTCTGCTGAAAGCCCCGTTCCGCTTCCGTAGTCGAAACCTGCGAAGTAGTCCCAGCACGTCGAGACGCTCTTGTTCGAACCTAGTCCTGTTTCGATAAGAAGGGGCCTGGATGCGCCTACTGCGCCATTTCCCTCTCGTGTCGTCTTATCCCTAGGCTGGATATACAAAGACGTCGGGTCAGCCCATTGGACGTAGCTATTCGCAGAACCACTTGCAAACGTTGTTACTGGAAGCTCTTCATCCTTGATGATTCCAATGATAGGCTTTTCAGCCGCAACGCAAATAGCGTGGTATTTCGACGCCATCGTAAACGGAGAGCCTTGCACGTTGTAGAAACAAGTACCATCCGCAAACGTCCCGGCGGTTGTGGAAACCGTAGTCGGAGACAGAGATCCAAGGGAGAAGTCAAGGCACCTGTAGTCATCTGTCGTTGTATATGGCACAGGAGAGCCGACAATGGAGGACTTCAAGTTGACGTTTGGGAAGTTCCAGACCTTCCACGTCTTCCATATGCCCCCACTGACTGCCGTAACATACACGTTGATGGTCGAGTTCTTCTCGGGAAGGTTTTTGTAGATAAGCGTGCGAGGTATCTTGTAATCATACCCAACAGCACCACTGACTGTGGTGGTTCCCGCGACCGTAAAAAGGTCGTTTCTAAACGTCACGATGCCGCAAGGGTATTCTCCGTTGTCCACGGAGAAGTTTGCGAACTTGATGAAGTTAGGGGTCGTTGTTTTGAACTGCGCGAGCGTTCCGCATTGCGCCTGCTGCGTCGCAAGAGTGTTCGAGTTGCCAACGCGGTGAACCTGAAGCTGACTTGCGGTCACAAAAGAGTTGGTTGTGATTTCCGCGTCAAGGCCGCCCTTCCAGATAGCACCCTGTGCCAAGAGACCGACATCCCAGCTTACATAGTTTTGAACACTGGAACCTGCGTAGAAGTTGAACAGGTTGTAACCATAAACCGAGTTAAACTCTGCGCCAAGATGGACGTAGACGGTCGTCGACTTGAGCTCGTTTTGAGCTTCCGTGAGCTCATCAATGGCCTTGGGCGCCGATATCTGGAACGAAACCGTGCCGTAGTATTTCTTTCTGTCGCGGCTCACAGAGAAGTTTGGCGTCTGTTGGGCTGATGTGCGCTCACCATAAATCAGGTTTGTAAGGTACCTGCTTCCGTTTATCTGAGCGCCCGTAATCTTGTCGGCAAGGTTCCCGATGACAGGCTCCATGCCATAACGAGGGCCGACACCTTGCACCTTCTCGACAGAAACGTTGACCGTGCCCTCTTCAAACGAAAGCACGGGGTGCAACGAGCGGTAGTGGAAGTCTAACCCCGAGTCGATTTGCTCTTCGGGAACTTCCAAGACGACAAGCTTATCAGAGTTCAAGGCAGCGCCCTCCAGTCATGAATGACCAAAGGCTACCACGCATCATCGACCGAGCTGGAGGCCCTTCTGCTCGATTTTGTCCATCATGCCCGAGAACTGGTCGACGACGGCGCGCATCTTCTCTGCTTCCTCGGATTCCTGTTCTGCGAGGTAGTAGGCAGCGAGATACTCCGAAGGCGAAGGGACGTAAGAGCCTCGGTTAGACTCCCTGTCCTTCTGGCGCTGGTCTTTGAGTGCTGCAACCATCTTCTTTGCCGCACGCACGCACCTGTGGTGGGAAATCTTGATGGCTCTATCGTGAGCCTCCTTTGCCTGCTTGCGCTCTTCGAGAAGGAGTTGCTCGGCAGCCCCGTCTCCGCTTGCAAGAGACGCCACAAGCATCCCTTGAACATCGGAGCGCAGAGGGATGGCTGCAACGCCATAGCAATCCGTTTCGGTGTGAATACGGAACTCTTCGTCAAGCTGCTGGCCGATGTCGTCGCCTGTGAGATAAACGGCAAGGTTCTTGTCATCGAGGTTCACAGGGCGGTTGAGGCGCATGTGGTACGCGCCCACAGAGCGGGGAATCTCGAAGCGCATCTGCTCATCTTCAACAATGCGTGTAGGATTCTGAAGAAGCTCTGTTTGCTTGACGCGCTTCTCCTTTGGCTTTCCATGCTCATCCAGGACGGGCTGACCCTTCTCGTCGAGAACAGGCACCCAGAACGAGGGGAGGAATATTTTGATGAGAGGCGAGAAGCAGCCGATAATCATTCACAGGTCCTTTAGCTTCCAGGGCCGTTCCGCGTGGATTTTCCGGCCAATGTTTTCGAGGTCGAACGCTGCCGGACCTATCCGACGGGCGCGCTCCATCAAGTCTTCATTCTTAGAAAGTTCTTTACCAAGCTGCATGATACGCTCGGCCTTCTCATTCTCATAATACGCGCGTGTGGACTCTCTTTCGATTCTCTCGGCCTCGTCCTTTTCCCAGAACGCCTTGGTGCGCGGGTCGATTTGCCAGAGATAGCGGCGGATAAAGCCTTCGGATATTTCGACGTTCCGGAGCTTGGTGAGAACGTACTTCCAGCGAGTTAACGAAGGGACTACAGGAGAGCGGTAGAACTCGCGGATGGC